GCATACCGAAGTTTTGGAAGAAAGCTAAATTATAATCACGTTGACTTATTGCTCCTGTCACATCGCCAATAGCAGAAAGTATATCTGGTGCACCATAATAATCTGAACGAGGATAATAGTTTTTATGGAATATCATTTCGTTAGCTCTGGTCTTTGCTGTGAGCTTGGTAGCTTCTTTTCCGTCTTCTGCTCTAATTTCTTTCTCATAACCAAATTTTTTGAACCAGACTTTTTTGGTATTGCGAATCTGGCAATACTTGGTTTTATTTCGATGAACCTTTATAGTATAAGCAGGCACATGGTAAACTTCCGCTATATGGTCTTTATTGCCTTTACTGCGAATAACTTCCATGTTGAACCAACCAATCGAACCAAAGTCAATAAGCAGTTCTTTTAGTATAGCACGAAAAGAACTGTCCGGATTCGGATGGTCTAAAAAAGCGTTAAGCCTGTCAAGTTCTGCCTTGTTGTCTTTCTTATCTTCTCTCAACTGTAACGTCCATCCAAGTCCTGCAGTATCAATTGCAATCTGCCTAACGCAGCGTGCGAATATCGGGTTGGATTCGAACAGAACTAAAAAAGCTGTAGGCGGATAAGGTGGATTGATCAAATCCATCTGACTCATGAACTGCTGAGTTTGTTTCAGCTGTTTGCTACTCTCTTGTTTCGCCTTAACAATTAAGTCATAAGCATAAATGCCTTTAGTTGTCTGGACAAAAGCTTGACCTTTTTTCTTTTCTTCTTCAGCCATTTTTCTCTCGTCTTGCCTCTCTAATACATGCTGCTTTAGCTGATTGCCTCAACATATAAATACTGAAAAAAGTGCAAATGCTGCCTCCTGGGAAATTCACTTTTACACGTTGATTCTCTAACGACAACCTATGTTTCTTTATAAACTTTTCAACATTTTCTTCGTACTCACTCATTTCTTGCTCGCTGGTTCAAACCTAATATAAGATTGCTTGTGATCTTTCAACCACTTCTTAGCTTGCACAGCCGTAAACTTGCTCTTCGGAAAACGTATGGCTTGTAAAGATACTGGTCGAGTTGATGGATCGCTTTTCAAAGGTCCACCGTAAAACATAATTCCTTTTTTGCTTGTATTGATCACTCGGATTCTTTGAAATCCACTCGGACTCTTTATCCGAGCAGCATGATAGTTCGGATAAGGTTTTTGTATTTCGAATTTCATGTTGAATTCCCTGCCAGCCACTGAGCAAACAAATATACAAGACAAAGTATAGCTAATATTGATATAAACCAACAAACGTGAGGCCAACACTTCTGCCACAAAGAAGGACAAGTACTACGGTCTATCTGCGGTTCTTTCGGCTCGTCAGGGATAACAAGATCGTCTCTTATTTCAGGTGGGAAATTCGGATCAGCCCTAAGTTCTGCACCAAATGATTTTCCTTCATTCATTCTTACAACCTCACAAGCCATTTAACAAACGCTACTAATATTGCAATTACAAGTATAACAACACAATACACTATTGTTGCAACTTCCCACTTCTGCGATCTACAGCACAACCAAGCTGACCACTTCCATCTGTGAAGATAAAAAGGCTTTCTAAAAGAACACCGTAAACATACCCACCCGGATTGTTCTTTAGTACTCATGCTCTCTTTCTTAAATTTACACAGTACCCTTTCAACATACTCAGGCGAAGCATCTAACTGACCTATAAGATATCGCTTGCCGAAGAAATCTTTAACAAGCTTCAAAGGCGTAAATGTTAATCCTTCAGGTAGTCTCATGCTGCCATCGCCGTTCCTTTCTTCCTTGGTCTTGTTACTGTATAAATTATATAACGAACAACATCAAGTGTATGGTTGTCTTTCGATAACGGTAAATCTTTGGGATCATTCGAGGAGGTGCCCTTTGGGTATTGGTACATGGCCATTTCCCGAGCCGTATTAGGACAGCACGAAAGGATATATAGGCTCGGTTTGCCATTCGCCTTAACTTTGAGTTTGCTTTGTACAGTCTCGATGCCACGAGCCACATCGTTTTTTGCAGATAAAGTAGGTAAACCTGATTTGCGAAGCTCATCTCTGTTTCCTGCATCTTCAGGGTCAGCGTAAGTTCCTTGATACTTCTCGCCAGAACTTCTCGCTTTGATATTAGCGATATGCTCTGCGATGCCAGTTTTAGCTCTGTAATATTCGCGATATACATACCAATTCTCATCCTTATCTTGGGCAACCCATAAACAAACAAAAGGATTAGTAAAGCCGAAATCAATTCCTCGATATCGTGTCCAACCTGCGGGAATCTTGAAAGGTTTTATAACATGTACCTTACGGCTGAAACCTTTGTATACCGCACCATAATAACTTGCAAACCTGCCTTCGATACGAGTCGCTTGTACTTCTTCCGGCCATTCAGCAATCAGATCGTCTATTCTTTTGTCGTCTATGTGGCCTCCTTTGCTTTTTCTGTTGTCATTCAGATTGAAATGGAACGCTTCATCTGTATCAGGCATGTTTTCCATTCTTTCCTCTAACAAGATTTGAGGAACAATTGGTGTCATACTCCAACTAAGGAATCCTTCATGTGTTATAAGTCGTGCTTGAGTTTCTTGAAAGATTCCCTGAAAATCATGAAGACACTGCTCATCATAGTGAGCAGACTTTATCGATGGCCTTCCCTGAAATAAAGTTCTCCCTTGATTGAACGCCTTGAATTCAATCATATGACCAGTATCCAAAGAAATTTTACGAGGCACTCTGTCTTGACCGAAACGAATATCTGAAATATGGTGTGCAGGAATAAATTTCTTAAGATACTCTTCCCATAAGATATCTCGTACTTGTTCCCATGTTTCGATTCCTGCCCAATGAATTCCTACTGCTTGTCTGAAAGGATGAACATCAAGAACCAACATCGCGAGGTCCATCATATTTTCGTATGTCTTACCGGATAGGTTGCCTCCGAACAACCACCGGATAGCTGCAAGTGACATGCTGTAAGCAGCTTGATCTTTGCCGAGAGGCTTATGTAAAGCCACATGGCTTCCTATGTATTGTATTTGTTCTATGCTAAGCATTCTTTCGTCTTAACTTGAAATATTCGAACATTTACTTTTTTCTCTGAAACTTATTTTCAAGCCATTCTAAATCAAGCATATTGATGCTTAAACTAAGCTAAAATTCGTCTTTTAGAATTCACTTTTCAGAAACACTTTTCAGAATTTGTTTCTAAAATACACTTTTCAGAATTCGTTTCTAAAATACACTTTTCAGAATTCGTTTCTGAAATACACTTTTCAGAATTCATTTTTCAAATACACTTTTCAGAATTCATTTTTCAAATACATATCTTATTATTCCTGCTCGGCTCTTCAGACCGGAAAACCCTTATTCGTATTTTGCCCATAGCCGAGCATAACCTGTGTAATAGGTTCTTTATTTCGGGCAAACATAATTTTTTCTTAACTCCTCTTGGATTGCTTTAGCTTCCTCTTCTGGCAATTTGCCTACACCCATTGCTCCGAGCATTTCGATTGCTTTAAGACTTGGTTGTAAGCGTGCTAAAATTGCGATAGCAAGTGGAACATCATCAAAACTTTTCTTTATCTGGTGTTCCAACCAGTTCTTGCCGATCTTTGTTTCAACTCGTTCGATCGCTGCTCTTAACTCGTCTCGCTTTGAGCCTCCCTTTGGACCTCCTGCTGGATTGCCGCTTACTCCTTTCTTGAATTGGCCGTTCGTTCTGCGATCTTCCGGAGGGATTGTATGCTTTGCCTGCTTCTTGCCAGACCTGACAGGCTTACTTGTTTTCCTTCTTATCTTCATCTTCGAATCCATTCATATGTGGCTCTATTTTAATCTACCTCACCCACAAATTGCAAAAGGAATTTGGAAAAAATTTTTACCATCCCGCGTAAACTATACCAGTTGATGGACTACCGATATCAAATTCCCAGTCTACAAAATTTCAATTTTCTGGGATTGACAGAGCAATCGCACCTGATAGCATTTTGCCTCCGCTTTCGAACACTTCAGTGCGTCAGAGAACTTGCTTGTCCATATAGGCTTGTTCGTGGCTCGATAACCAACGAAAAATTTCTTTGTCTTTCTATTTCTTAATCTTGGCACGTTGTTCTTTCAACTTTACTATAATAATATTGTCTCTCAACGGACAATCAGTAGGTGCTGCGAATGGAACATTGCAATTTTTTCTAATTTCTTCTTCAATGAACACATCGCATTTTCCACTTTCACAAAAAGGACAGGCGAGGCAATCTTCTATAATCACTGTAGGTATAAATTTTTCAAAGTAACGCTGTTCATATTCTTCCGGCATAGCATGTATCATTTTAACTCACTCGTTCCTCTAAACCAAATATGTTGATGTTCGCACTTCGGGCATTTGCTTACTTTGTCTTCGCTCTTCCAAATTTTGCGACAGTGCCTACATATATGCAGATATAAAATTTTATCCATTTCGCCTCCTAAGCTTCGACATTGCTGATGTCCTATCAAATTCATCTGCTTTACATAATCACCATAGAGCAGGTATAATTCTTTATCGTCTTGGTCTTGCCAAACCTCCAACGAAATACAACCGCAGTCAGCACAAATAAAATAGACACCTGCGTGCAATTTTTTTGCAGAACAACTAAACATTATATGCTTGCCACATGGACAATCAAAACTTTTATTCACCATGCCTTTTTCGTCAGGCACGATTTTACTTCTGTATTCTGTTTTCATTTTCGCCTCTCAAGCTTCGCCATAAATTCTTTATCTTCCAACTCGATTGCACCAGCTTCAACCGCCAATCGGCGTTTATTAGTGGTTAGGTCA